ACCTCATCCTTACTCTTGTCCATCTGCTCGATGACAGGATAGTAGGCATTGCTGATGATTTCCAGACTGGCAAAGAGAAACTTGTAAATCGAAAGCGTGTCATGACTCTCCAGATAACGGGTCATCTGTTCAATGACATAGGCGTTCTTGGTATTACTAATGGTAATCAGGCGATGATGTTCCACGATAAAGGTCATGGGAAAGGCTTCGTAGTATTCCTTGTCCTTTTTCAAGTTCAAGACATTGTAGATAAAGGTCACAGTCCCATTTTCACGGTGATAATCCATGTGGGCTCGCTCATTCCTATCCAGTGCGTATTCAATGGTTTCCTTGTCCAAACCGTAGATTTCTGAAAGGTCTTCTAGTTTTTTCAACTTGTCCAAATCTAGGTTAATCCAGGCACAGCCATTGCCCAACTGTTTTTCTAAAAACATCTTCTCTCCTTTACCAAACTCTTTCTATTATACCATAAGTGAAAAGCGTTTACAAATAGTTATCATCGATTTTCAATAGTTGAGTTTTTACTTATTTTCCATTAAAATCATTTTCATCAATTGCTATCATTTTTTTAAATCGTATTCATCTTCGTATTCATTTTCATACTCATATTTGCCCGTATAGTTGAGAAAGTGTCAGTTTATTTCTAATAGTTTACAAAAGAATCAGTGAGTAATTTCACTGTTTTTATTTTTGACAAAACACCGTTTTTGACAATAATACACCACGATTTCCTCTTCCTATTCTTCAAGAAAACGCTTTTTTGAACAATAGGATTGTAATTCCTGTTTCTAATCGTTCAAAATGCGTGTTTTTGCAAAATAGAAATACAAACTCTAATTTTGTTAACCTCAACAAAATTGGCAACTAAGGACTTTATAAAGCTATTTGTTGACTTCAACAAGTCAATTTTTCAGGCAAACCATTTATTTTGCTACCGACATTGATGTCGGTTGGTTAGATGTTTTCTTGATTCAGAACAAACAAAAAAACCGCAAGCATGAGCCTGCGGTCTAGTGTAATCTATTTTGAAAGTTTTCCTTTCGTTTTATTTTGTAGTAAAGAGCCCGTTAGGCTCGACAGTAAACTCTGGCTTATCTGCCATTGTTCCGTCTGGTTTGATGTAGTACCAACCAGAACCATCTGCTGACTTAATGAATTGTTTGGATTTCATATCTCCGTCCTTAGCATCGAGGTAATACCAATGGTCTTTGTATTTGACCCAGCCAGTGGCCATGACGCCAGTTTCTTTGAAGTAGTACCACTTATTGTCAATGAGAACCCATTCGGTAGCCATGGCACCGCTTGGGAGCAAGTAATACCAATTATTGTATTCTTCATACCAAGAGTTGCTACGCATATAGCCTGAAGAATCGAAGTTGTAATAAATGTCATCAATCTTCTGCCATTTATTCGTTGGATAAGAACCATCTGCATTGACATACCACCAACCAGTTGAATTTCTCTTCCAACCTTCCTGATTACCCTCATTATCAAGCATTTCTTGGACAGTCGCGCCAAGGGATTGATAATACTTGATTTTAGCAATCACATAGTCACGCAAGCTGTCATTGTATCCGCCGTGCAATTCAAGGGAACGAGCAGGGCATGATGTGCTAGAAAATTCATTGTGAAACTTGATGTTTGAATAGTTCGGAGTATCACCATAATAAGTCATATCCTCGGCCATTTGGCGTAATACCATGTTTTCATTTTCGATAAACTCGGCATCTGACGCGCTTAATTGTTGGCATACCTCATAGCTAATCGAATTCATGTTAGCATCGTAGTTAGCAGCAGACCACGAACCATTGTATGTGTCTTCGACTCGAGCAATCGTATCACGAGTGATGTAGTAATGAGCGAAACCAAGTTCAGACAGGCCATTGTCATATCGTTCTTGAAGCCATTCAATATAGGCCTTTGCACTTTTTGAACCAGCATCATTGTGCATGATGTAGTATTTTGGTTTTTCGGTTGGACGAGAACCTGAAATTCCGTTGAAGATTGTATGGTTAATGATTTCTACCATCCTTACTCCCCTTTCCAAGCGTCATTCATCTGCTTCACGGCTGACTCGATGAATGTATCAAGGCCACGGTCAGTCATGCTGATGTTGTATTTTGACAACTCTGCACGGATTTTAGTTCGTGCTTGTTCCAGCTTCTCTTCGCCTTTATAGCCAGTTTCTGAAGCGACTTGTTCAACGGCATTTACTGCGTTTTTAGCCAAGATTTCAACGATCTTGACCGTCTGTTCACCACCCTTCTTAATAAGGTAGTCCTTGGCTGCCTTAACTGCGATACCTGCCAAAATGACCAGGATGCTGACTGTTCCGTTTGTGATAATTTCGTTAATCTGTTGCATTTATATTTTCCTCCACAATTTCTAATGCTAAAAATTTTTCATACAATACCTTGATGGCTCCATTCCCACCAAGTTCCACGTAACTTTCATAAAGACGAGACAATTCCTCAATCTCATGCTGATTGGTACTGCCTCGTCTAATGGCTTTTTTTAGATTTTCTTGCAATCGAAAACGCTGTAATCTTTGAAGACCTTTTCCAATAACGCTCAAACCTTTGCTATTATCTTTGCCGATAGCCTCAACATTCGAGACTGTCTTTTCAATAGCGCTAATTTTATCAGATAAGAGACTGATTTGCTTGTCAGTCTCTTTTGTATTCTGAGTGCTTTTGAAGGAGAAATAGCTAGGAATAATCACGATTAGAATCGGACTCAATTTATCCAGAAATGCTAGTAATTCCAATCAGACCACTTCCAATCTACTGTGCAGAAACTCGAGTAGTTTCAAGATCATTTCCATTCTTTTGACCTTCCCACTTCCAAATTGCTAGAACACCATTCTGGGAAGGTGCCCCTTCAAGTTGAGCAAGTGTTTCTCCTTGATAGGTGAATGACTGATTTGTTTGAATCAGGATGCGTTTACCTTCTCCATTGATTTCAACGTGATTTGGATCTTCCACCACAAAAATTGCACCAGGTTCATAAACTTTACCAACTTCAGCAAGAGGGAAGAGTTCGACCATTTCTTTGTACGTCGTACCGTAAGAAACTTTCTCGCCCATGATGGAATCTTGAGCCATGACACGCACTACTTTATCGATTTTATTTGCAAGAGCTACAAGCTTGTTCTGTTCACTCTCGTTTTGCGCAATCTTCTGGTTAGCCTGTTCAAGCTGAGCCTGTGTTTTGACAATAGCGCTGCCTGGATCTAGCTCGGCTTTTAGAATATCCAGTACATCTTGAATCAAAACATCTTCTGATTCATTTGTGCGGTCCCCTGTAAGTTCACGCATGTTCGTACTGTAACGATTGCCTTCTGATAAACGAATTTCAACTACTGTCTTGATATTATCTCCAAATCCTCGTGTATAAGGTTTGCTTGCTAGTTCATAATTATTAATTGCCATTTGTCATGTTTCCTTTCACTTCTTCAAATAGCTTTTTTAGAGCTGGGTCGTATTCTAGGACCTCTTTCATCGTGTGCAATTCGCTTGCTGCATACAAATAAAGAGCCTCATTCTTAGCTGATGCTTGCTCACTGACTGCTAGTTTTTGAGTCAGTGAATCAAGTGTTAACTGATTTACTACTGCGTCCATGTTGTTATTCATGCTATTATTTTCTCCATTTTTTCTATTTTTTGATTTAATTCTTGGATGGCCTTAATTAAGTAAGGTACCAATTCAAATGTGCGATATGAGTATGCACCATCAGGGTTTTCAAAAAATGCTTCAGGGGCATATTTCTGAACATCTTGAGCCATGATACCGCAAGCGATATCTTCTATTTTTCCATCGTATTCTTTGCGATAGCTGTATGTTTTTAAATTATTGATAGCATCTAGACCAGAAACTTGACTATCTTGAATATTGGATTTATAACGACGGTCTGAGATTCTTTTATTCATCTCAATCCAGTCTCTACCACTATTACCTTGCCTATCCAAATATAGCCATTCACCGCCTTGTGAATTATCTTTCCATAATTTATTGTATATAGGTGAGTAAAGCCACTCGCCGCCACTATAGGTAATACGACCAGACACCCTCAAGCTACCATTTATCACTGCTCCATTTGAAAACGACGGTTGACTATAAAAATTCACTGTTGATCTATTCGAAAAGTCGACCTTCCCGTGGAAATCCGCTCCGTTTCGGCAATACATATTTCCAGACGTTGTCACATACCAAGCATTGGGACCAGGATAGTTCCAACTGTAACCCCAGTTCGCCCAAAATGCGGTATTTTCTCCATTGTAGCTTCCTCCTTCTCCGTTCCCCATACCAACTGAGAATTGGTTGATACCAGAAATCCAGCGACCTCTTCCTTGGTCGAAGCGCCCAATAGTAAATCCACCAATCCTTCCTTGATAGGCTTCCAGGAATGTTGAACTAGAAACAACCGACTCGACTTTTGTCGCAAAAATGCGTTTAGAAGTCAGTTGGTTAATAAAGGATTCATTTGCAATCATTTTCCTAATAAACGCATCGTCAAATCTCACTTTCTCAGCCGTGACTGCTTCAGCGTCTAATATCGTAGTCGTGACCGAACCAGCTTCAAAATTGGCCGTTTTCAATTTATCAATCATAGCTGACTTGATAACTGCATTGTCAATCAGGGTCTCGCCAGTTATGTGAGTAGCCTTACCAGTAATTCGGTTTTGACCATTTGAACCAAGATTAATTCCAGAGATGATATCTCCAGCAGAGTTGATGTTTTGAACTGACCATGAGCCAGCAAGCTGTCTTTGGACTGTTTTCAGGCCTTCATTCTTAGACACCTCAACCTGAAATAGCTGATTGGTCATAGCCATACGAGCAACCTTATCTGCAATTCCATTTTCAGTATTGCCCAGAATACGCTCGTAAAGCTGACTAGTCTCCTTGACTCGCTGGAAGTCAGTAGTCTCAACTTTTCGTGCTAGTTGATTGGTCACATTCGCAAATTGACTATCAGCATTTACTTTGTTTGCAGAGACCTGATCAGATATTCTACCCATTTGTCGTTCAGTATTATCCTTGTTTGTAGCGACCTGAGTCTTTAAATTTGAAATCTGATTATCTGTGCCTTGTTTGTTACTGTTTATCCGATTTGAAAGATTTGAAATCTGAGTAGTGGTTCCTTGCTCACTGCTTGTAAGTCTATTTGATAGACCACTGATTTGACCGCCCACATCTTGCTTATAAGTAGTTATCTGACTTGAAATATCCGTGAACTTACCATCTACAGATTGACGATAGCTTGCGATTTGACTAGCGATTTCTTTATTCGAACTAGTTTTAACAGCTTCAATCTTCTGATTGATACCTTTCACATCTTCTTGATAAGTCGTTTTACCTACATAATCCTTCGCAACTAGCTCACGTACAGCCGTCGCTTGCTTTGCACTTTCTTCACGAGTATAACGCTGTAAAGCTTCCTGTCGCTGGCCGTCTTTATTGACATATTCCTGAATAGCTGATAAATCCGTCCGCAATCCCTCAGCCGTTCGCTCAAAGGTAGCCTTAGCTTCAGTGATAAGGCCCTCAGTATCTTCGAGAGCTGGGCTCCAGTCAGTAGCTAAAGTGCCTTTTTCAAGTTTAATCCTACGCACAGAATAGTTATTATTTCCACCGTAGTCATACAAGGCCATTTCTCCCCTTGAATAACGAGGATCATCGTTTGGGAAGATAACTGGACCCGTGAACGTGAACCGTTGCCAGTCCTTGCTTGGAGTGATGTCAGCACTAGCTTTCAGACCGAAGCGGTTATTTTGATAGTGATAAAAATGTAGAGGGCGAATCTCGCCACCTTCATTAATTTTTATGTCAAACGATAAAGTCCAAGTCTCCCCGACATTTTCTTGGGTAAGGTATGGATGTAGAGAGAACGAGAAGAAGCGTGTACTTGTTCGAATCTTCTCAGAGTCTCGATAGTAGTTTCGGCCACCGACCGTCACACTCGCTATCTTGCTAGCCAACTCTTCGGCTGTCTGCGTGAGCTCTGACTTGCTGGCTTTACCATTGGCCAAGTTGGTCAGCTCTGCCAATCTGCGAGTCGTTGTCTCTTCATACGTCGCTTGCGCTGACTTCACACCAACCAGTTCATTCTTGGTCTTGTTAAGTGCTTCAATTTGCTTAGCAATCTCAGCTTCAGCCTTTGCTTGCTTCGGTCGAATATCGTTCGCGATAGTCCGTCTCAGAGCATCCAAGTCGCCCGACAGAGCCGTCTGAGTGGTCGTAGTCTGTGACTTAAACGCTTCAAGTCTAGCGACAGAATCCAACCCGATCCGCTTGGCTTCCTGAGCGAGTAAGCTACTTGCACCAGCGTTTTTCAAGGCTTCCTCAGCCTTACGCTTGGCTTCTTTCAATGGACCATTGTCAAAGCTATTAAAGCGCTGATTGATAGTATCAGATAGTTCTTGCTTGACTTCTTCCGCCTTTGCCTTGGCAAGTTCGATACCGTCATCTATCTCTTTTTTATGCTTTTTGAACTCAGCATCAAAGGCTGCGTCTGCTGCTTCTATCTGCGCTTGGATTTTGGCTTCAATGCCATCTTGTTGCTTAATCTGCTTGGTAATCGTCCCCTCGTAAGAATACTGAGTATCGTTTCCAGATTTACTATCTGCACTGATACGACCTCTCAGACCACCTTTAAAAGTAAAGCTCTGACTTAACACAGGAACTTTAAAAGTCTCTTTCTTATTGGTCTGAATGGTTACCCACTGCCCAACCTCAAGCAGTAGATGCCCTTGGTAGTTGAGATTGTAAGGATAGTAAGTCAGGTTTTTCAGTTTGTAGTACAGGTCATTTAAAGCGCTCTGGGTCATGAAGACATTGTCCAGTTCCAAAGACCGACCTGTCTTCATACCGACCGTAAGAGACTTCTTATCTGTCTTACAAGTGATACCAGCTATCTGATACTCAATCTCACTCTTGGTTAAACCATGTAAAAAATAGCTGTCAGCGTTGATCGTTATGTTTGACTCAGCTAAATCACGGATTTCCATCTTGCCTTCTCGGTTGAAGAAACAAGACATCCCAATCATCTGAGTCATAGCACTCAGCATATCCCTGAATGAAAGTTTCTTGCCCTCAGGGACTTGCTCGACATGGTAGCGCATAGCGCTGATTCCGAAATAGTCATTCGCTAACTCAATGCCTGTTTTCAGGCAGATTTCCTGAATAACCTCTCGTACTTCAGCTGGGAAATGCAAATCTGTCACATACTCACGATTGAGCTTAAACATACCGTCCATGAGCTCCAGCGTGGTAGTGTTTCGGTTTCGGTCAATCTCGATATCGTTAATGAAGTATTCCCCCATCTTGACCCACTGATAGGCATCCCCAACCAGTAGACCAATCTCAGGGTGTAGGATATCCAGCTTATTGAATGTGGTTATGATGCTAGTAAAGGTAATCTTACCGCTACCAGCACACGTTCCACCAGGCTTGTATGTATCGCCTTTGATGTAACCATACTCAAAACTAGCCTCTTTGATATCCCGTGAAGCATAATCACCAACACGAATAGCCAGCGTCCTCTCCTTGGCAAGCATGGCTCTGTCAAATTGTCGTCTAGTTAAAGCGTCCATTTTCTTACCTCTCTACCAGATTAAATTTAGCGCCAGACCAAGGTTTGAACTTCTCGGTAAATGAATAACTCGGAGCCGTCCTATCTCCAACATAAAAAGTTTTAGTTGTTTGCCCTTTTATCGGGTCCGGATACGATACCTCAACGAATTCAGGCGATACAGCATTTAAAAGCTGACTCATTTCTTCCTGAGTCATCATGCCCCATTCACAGTCTAATTTGCGTTTGGTAGTGATACGGTCACGCACCATATCACCGTTAGCATTGCGACCAGTATCTCCATCGATATCTTGAATACCAACTTGAAATTTTTGAGGAGGCTTCACAGCCACCCCATTGATTGTCAATTGTGCCATTTAACCTCCTAAATCTTGAGCAAGGTTTGACCTGCTCGTTCATGTTCCTTGTTAATTTCTTGGATTGCTACCCGTCCGAACTCATGACCTGCAATTTGGATAACGATGTCGCCATCTCCAGAAAATCCACCTTGTGGACTAACGCCAGCCATGGCATTTACAACCGCACTGCTGACCACTCGTCCTAAAGTTTGGATGAAGCCTGTATTTTCAAGTGGTACGACCGCTTCTTTACCAGCTTCACCAATCATGGCGATTGTTGGACTATCAACAATACCACCACGGGCAAGACGAGGTAGGCTCACATATCCAATACCGCCAAGAGATACGCCAGGGATTTTGTTAATCATGCCAATAACGCCATTGATCATGCCGATGAAGCCATTGACTACATTTTCAATAGTCCCAAGAACACCATTGACTGCACTTCTGAAGGCCCCGCCTACAGCGCTACCAACTTTTTGTCCAGCATTAACAAATATGCTTTGAACTGTTGACCATACACCACTGAAGAAGCTACCGATTGAACTAAACGCGTTCTTGACTGCATTATAAGCACTAGTAAACATATTCCCAAACCAAGAAGATACATTCGCAAGAATACTTGTAACATCGTTCCAACGCTCACCGAACCAAGAACCTAGTTTGCTAAAGATGTTTGTTAATCCAGTCCATGCTTTTTGGAACATGTCCGTAAACCATGCCCCGATATTAGCCAGAGCGCTAGTCACATCCGCCCAACGTTGTCCGAACCATGAGCCGATTGGTGTGAAGATATTAGCGATAGCATCCCATGCACCTTGGAATACACCAGAGAACCACTCTCCGATACCAGAGAATATGTTTACAATAGCATCCCATGCTTGCTGGAACTTCTCGCTAAACCATTGACCTATTGGTTCAAAGATTTCTTGTAGTTTCGTCCATAGACCGCTGAAAAATTCACTAATCGCTTGACAAATACCACTGATAAAATCACATAGTCCTTGCCATGCAGTTTTAGCGAACTCAACAACAGTGTCCCAGTTTTGGTAGAGCAAGACACCTATAGCAATTAAGGCTGCAATAGCAGCAATAACTAAGGTTATCGGACTAGTCAATACCGCAATAGCTCCATTGAGTGCCCATGTTGCAGCAGCTGCAACTCCTGCTGCAACTGATTGAGCGATTTCTGCTGCTGCTGCAAGCCCCATTTGTGCTGCATGAACACCCCAAGCTAGTGCAGATTTACCAAGTTCTAGAGCAGTTTTTCCTAACTCTACAATCAATTTACCTGAATTGACCACAAAGTCTTTTGCATACATCGCATTCAAATAGATGGTTTCTCCGAAGCTGACCAATTTATCAAATGTCAAAGTTTTCAAAGCTAGTCCAAGATTTTTAATTCCGCTAACAATAAAGGAAACCTTGCCACTTAGTAATTCGAATGCGCCTGCAAGCCCTCCAGCTTGTTCTGCCCACGCCAAGAATTTAATCCCCTGCCATGCAGTTGTAAGCGTGCCAATCACATTAGCAATTACAGAGATAATCTCTTTATTTTCTTTGCACCAATCAGAAAAAGCAGTAAAACCATCCGCCACTAGCTTGATTATATCAGCTAGTAACTTCAATGCTTCTAGTATGATACCGCCTAATAAATCAGCGACGGTTTCAATACTTATGCCGAATGTGTTAGACAAGAACTCTGCAAAAGGCTTCCAACTTCCTTCCCAAAGTATTTGAATAATATCAATTAGTCCGTTAAAAGCATTAGCAATAGAGTCAATAGCAGGGGCTACATGTTCATCGTAGACACTACTCAATCCATCGCCGAACTTATCAACAACACTCTCAATAGTTTCAAAAATCGGAGCTACAATGTCCAAAAGACTTTGAAGCATTGATGAAATTTTAGGAGCGCTCGTCACAACGACTTTTTCAAAACCTTTAAACAGACTTCCTGCTAATTTGCTACCGACTTCAACAATGGTAGATGTCAAGCTTAATAGAGTTGACACAATAGCGCTACCGATACGAACCGCACCAGTTGAAGTAATGACATCGTAGAAAGCACTAGAGAAGGCCTGAGCGATGTTCCCTACTGCCTCTGCAATATTACCAACATTATCAAACAGAGCGACTAGCGCCCTAATAATGCGTTCTTTCTGCCTTTCAAGTCCGTTTGCAATACTTTCTGTAAGGAGTACACCGATACCAACTCCGATAGTAGCTAACGAACCAGCAATTTGACCCAATGCATAAGCAATTTTTTCGGTCATGCGGTTAAAGGAATTTACAACCCTTGGATCAGTAGCGATTTCTTCAAGAGTTTTCTTGATTCGTTCTAAAGCAGCTTTGATACGCTCTAAACCTTCTGGTCTAAACGCTGCATCAAAACCTTTTTTAAAGAGGTCAAACAACCCTTTCAGCTTATCTCCAAGACCATCGAAAATGCTCTTAAATTGGTTGCCCATGTCGGTCAACTCGACTTCTGGCAAGATGTCTTTGAAAGGTCCGCCTCCGCCTCCCTTTCCTTTACCACCTTTGCCTCCGCCACCGCCTCCGCCGCCAGAACCGCCTGCATCGTCGTCTTTTGGTTTTTGTAAGATATTAATCTCATCAAATCCCAATAGACCAAGCAATTCTTTAGCAGCCTTCTTAGCGTTTTTGGCTGAGTCTCCTAGGTTATCAGCGAGCCCCCCTGCTGAATCTCCAGCGTCGTCCACTGCGTCAGCAAGGTCTCCTGCACCTCCTGCAGCGTCTTTCATGGCATTACCCATGTCTCCAACTGCTCCACCGACACCGTCTTTCACTGTTGCCTTCTTGTTGAACATCAAAGCGATAAACTCAGCAAGTTTAGCAGTCACGTTCTTCAATACCATTGCAAAAGAATTCAAGACAGGCATAATGGCATTGATAATCGGTAACATAGCATTACCCAGATTCAATGCACTATCTTTCATCAGCGACTTAAACAGGCTGATACTGCCGTTGACTGAGTTGGATAAGGTATCTCCATACTTGGCTGTAGCCTGTTCCAAAATAGCCATAAGACGGATTTGTTGCTGGGTTTGATAGTCCAACTGTTGCCAGCTTTGTCCGTTTGCGAACTTCTTAAAGGCTTCAGTAGACTCAATCATAGCAACTCCAACGTTGATTCCTAGATCCTCAATTGCTTCGGTGTTCCCTAGTAAACCTGAGCGAATACGCTCCATAACGTCTGTAATGCTACGCCCTGAGCCCTCGGCAACAACTGCCGATGTCTGCAACATCTTAGCAGTATAGGCGCTTAGCTTGTTGGTATCTTTGATAAATCCAGAAAATAGGTTTGAGTAGACTGCACCGTATTTAGTCGCCTCACCCACACCCATATTCATAGCATTAGCGTTATTGTTAACCCATTTTAAGAAAGATTGCGAACTCTCGCCCATCTGTCGCTTGATTTGGTTCATAGCCGCTGATACTTCAAGAGCTGTCTGCGCTGAATACATCCCAACATCAAGCAATTTCTTACCAAGAATTGCAAAACCAGCGAACTTAGCTAGCTTGCCAAACGCACTACCGATTGAGTTCGACTGTTCACGAACTTTTGCAGTGGCATTCTTCACTTGGTCAGATGTCCCCTTGACCTGATTCTCGACTTCTTTCATCTTTTTCCTGAAAGGCGCTATCTCAGCGTCAATCATGACTTTCAATTCATCAAGAGTTGCCATTCACTTCCTCCTTCCTTTTTCGATTATGTCTTTCTGCAAATTCACGCATCCGTTCTTTATGCAACAAAAGCGCTTGTCTCTGTCGTTCCTGTTCTACCGCTTGCTGTTCTTCTACGAATAACTCAGGCGCATATTCCCAGAACTCAAAGACCTTGGCATCTTTGGATAACAATAAGGAAACGTGGTTGGATATCATCTGCGAAAGTCTATAAGAGTCAATAATCTTTTCTTTACGCTCTTGGATTTTGACACGGTTGTAGCTTTCAATCATTTCTCTGATTTCAAGCACCGTCAAATCCCAAAAATCAAGGGGCTTGCCCCCGATGTCCAAAAACATAGGATAAAGCCTCTCGATAATCTGCGTTACTGTTAAGATTACTCGACTACTGTCATTTTCTTCTTGGAAGTTTTCTTGTCCTTGCTTCCTCGTGGAGTAAAACCCGATACTTCAAAGAGTGGCATTAAAACCTCTGTCATGAAGGTTGTTTGGTCTCCACCGTTATCCACATATTCATCGTATAGATCATAGACATCCTCAAAGGAATACCCATGTTCATACTGCTGCAAGGCTCCGTGAACTAACAACAACATAACTTTCAAAGGCGGTAAAGTGAACTCTTCGCCAGCTTCAGGCATGAAAATCTTTAGCAAGTTCATGCCAATTTTTTCTTCCACAGTTGCAGCTTGATGAGATGTCAAACGTAGCTTCAACTCTTTTTCGTCAGTAACTTTCCAAGTTGTGTATTTTAACGCCATTTAATTAACCTCCAATTCCGTCTACAAATTCCAACTCTGACTGTAAAGCAATTTTAAGGGTGAACTCGATAACGGCATTGACACCGCCACCGCCAAGCTTAACAGATACTTGACCTTCAAAATGAACTTTAGTGTTGTCTGGGTAAGTTTGCTCAAAGAAAAGTTTTGTCTTGTTGTCTGCCGCGTTACGCAAAATACGATAAGGTGCGGTTGCGCTATCGTTCTTGTAAGAGAATTTGTATTCCAATTCCCCTGCATCACCGATACCGAACTCATACTTCTTAACTTTATCTTCAAGAGTAGTGTTCTCTACTTTTTCAGGCTCAATACCAAACTCTGGTACTTCTTTCAACCCAGCAAGTTTAGTATAAGTTCCTTTAGCTGTACCATAAGCTAACGTAATTCCATTTGCTAACATGTTTAATTCTCCATTCTAAATTGAAAAACAAGCTCTGAGTCTAAATCAACGACACCTTCAAAACGCATGACCTTATGTCTCAAATGAGACGGGTCTGGCACGTCTTGGCAGTCGGTTCTTCGCAAACCTAAAGACTCAAAAATCTGATTGATTTTAACAGCTAACTCACTAGTGCTGGTATCATCAAAGATATCCACCTTGTAGCGGATAGAAGATTTTTGTTCCTTGTCGTCAAACCAATCACCCGGCTTGTTTTGTTCTTCTAAAAAAATAACGACTGGGAAAGTCTCCCAATCGCTAGGATAAGTATCAGTCACATTATCTGCGACCTTTTGCAATTCTTTATAAATAACAGGCTTGATATTGATCATTATATTTGTTCTCTTATCTTTCTACGCACATAATTCGAAATATTCTTAGACACACGCTCTTGATTGTCTCTCAGAGCTGGATAAAGATAAGGTTGGGCAGGTTGACCATACATCTTGTAGAACTCCCCAATTTTTTGGAAGTGGTAAGGCCCTACATTGATTTGGTCTTCATGCACATACCAAGGATTAGACTTGTAAGTCACGCTGACCTCTGGAGAGATACCCGAATGGTTAGCTTGTCCTATTGGTCCTGCTCCAAACTCAACGTAAGGAGCATAGTGTAGGTTGGTGTAAACCTCGCCTATAACCTTATCTCCGTCCATTTTAACCCTAGTCTTGATACTATTTCTAAGTTCTCCATTGTTCCCTGGTGCAAGTCTTTTGGCATCAGCTTGAACAATGGTTTTTGCTGCATGATGAACCGCCTTTGAAACAATATCTCGTTGCGCAACATCTGACAGCTTTCTGAACTTAGCTATAAGTCTATCTGCCCCTAGTAGCTCTGACACGCTCTAACTCCAAGACTTGATGATGTGTGTAGACCTTTTTAGAGATAACCCTATGAGTCACTTCCGTCGGGCTATCGATACACACACCATCTTTCACTTTGATAGTAGCTGACTTGTTGGCATTTGCGTTCAAAATATCATTGACACGCTCGCCATACAATTCAGATTGTAGTTTACTACTAGCTGGCCACAATTCAAGACGGACTGTCTCAGCTTCCTTGGCATATCCTTCTTTTGCGACACCTTCCTCTGTGACAGTTTTTTCAAACCGTCGCATTGGATAAGGTTTCAGTCTACTCTGCTTCAAAAACATGGCCTGCCACCCTTGCTAGTCTGTGCATGCGTATACGCTGTAAAAGACCCGTAGACAGGCCGTTTTCTCCGTAGACTACTGCTATGCCACCTTCGGTTCTAGAATGCTCTCCTTCCGCTCCTGAGCGGTTGTGGAGCTCGATAGCAACCTCAGGTATTAAGAGACTTAAAGCAGGTGTCAAAGATGTGCGATTAGTCTCTGACAAGATAAGATTTGTAGCCCTCGTTTGGAGCAACATGAGAAGCTGAGTATCTTCTTCGCCTGTCATTTTCTTCAGCAACTCTATAGACATATCAATCCTCTTCTAAGAACTCAGGTTCAGGAAGGATTTCCTCAAGAACATCTGAGATAGCGACACCATTGCTGGCAAAATTTTCAGCCAACTTAACATAACGCTCCTCAGTAATCTCAAGCTCCTCCCCTGCCAGTCGTTTCACATTTGATTCCCAATCATAGAAATCTTGTTTGATTTTAAATTTCATAACTAAGACCTATTTCTTACCAGTTTTTTCTTTCCAGTTAGCTGAGTCAGAACCTGGTGCATTGCTTGAGCTAGTGATGTCTTTGATAGCAACATAGACTTTATCTTCATGCGTTACTGTATCGCCTTCTTTGTAGGCTGTTCCAGTCTTCCATTTTTTAGCACGATTCACTGTCTTGCCTTGGGCTGATTCCTTAGCAGCTGGCTTAGTATCTGCAATTGTGATGATGTACTTTTGGAAATGTTCAAGCACATAAGCTCCAGTGTAGAGCAATTGTTCTACCAATTCACCAAAACGACCAGGTACGTTGTCGTTGTACTTAGTGTTATCAATTTGAATTGGAGATGTCACTACGCCAGGTGCAGCTGCAAGGGCGTTTACATTTGGCAAGAATTTAGAAGGTACTTTGTAGACTGTGTAGTCATCCAATTCACCAACATATCCTTTTCCAAGGACTTTCTTATCTGCGTCACCTTGTGGTAAATGAACGATTTCAGATTTGATAGCTTTGTAGAAGCTTGGAGTGACAAAGAGCAAACGTTCTTTAGTGATTCCGAGTTCATCCAATTTTTCAGAAACGTCAAGAACTGCATTGTAAGCGTTGTTTGCGCCTTTTTCTTTGCCCATAACAACATTTTCGCTTACATTACCAAGTGCTGCATCGAAACGAAGTTTGTCAAGATATGGAGCGACTACTTCGGCAGTCTGACGAGCAAGCACGTAATCAATGTTTACTTGACCGTTTGAGTCTCGTTCGTCCAACTGGTCAACGAAACGACCCCAGTATTTTTCTTCTTCAAGGGTGTAGATTTTTTCTTCAACTTCAACGTGGTCAAATTCGTTATCTTTGTTACGTTTGTAGTCTTTAAGTTCTGTTGTGTTACCAGTTGCTACTGTAAAAGAGCGACCGCTTAGAGTGACTGCTTCACTTGGTGTCAAGAGCGGTGTTGCGTATGAATTAACTGCAAGAACATCCTCAATAATTCCAAGGTGTTTCTTGCGTGATTCTGCTGTGTTTAATGCTTCAAATGCCATTTATTTTTCCTCTTTTCTTTTATTACAAGAAGTCTTTACGCCATTTTTCCGTGACTTCTTGCTGGACTGTTTGTGCATTTTTGATAGGCGCACTACCTTTCATACGCTCAGAAACTCCCTTCTGAACTGACTCTTCCCATGCTTTTTGGATAGAGGTAATAGATTCAGATACAGTCTCTGCGCTTGTCAAATCAACTACATTTACTAACTCAACAGGTAAGTCACGTTCACTTAGCATTGCTTTAGCTTCTGCGGTCAATTCCTTACGAGCAATAGCCTTTTCACGGTCAGCTAGTTCTTGCTCACGCTGATCCAACTGATATTTCTGTTTCTCGTCAGCGTTCATTTTGGCAAGTTTCTTAGCTTCGTCCTCTCTAGCTTCTTGCTCTAATTTCCACTTGGCATACTTCTTGTTAATGATTTCATCAACTTCTGCATCCGTGTACTTCTTCTCGTCTTGCGGTTGGTTTTCGATAGTAGGTTCTGCAGGTACCTTTTGTTCTTCAACCGTTTCGACTGTTTGTGTTTCTTCGTTCATTACGAACCTCCTATTTTTAAAGTCGTCCCCGACTGTATAATTCCATGGCTTTTTTTGTCATCAATGCTCGGACAATTTAAAAACCGTACGGGATTCCATACGGTTAGAGTATAATTAGATAAATAGTAGTCTAAAGGTTTCACGGCCTTTAGGTGTGATGAGGGTCTGTGTGCCAGACCATTGTGTTTTTTCGTTGAGTGTTTCCTTGACCTCAAACAAACCATCATTTTTATTGGCTGTTGGTTGGAGCTTGCCTTTCTTATCTCGGTAGATGTATTTTTTCTCCATCAAGAAGTCAATAAACTTGCGTTCTTTGATTTTTAATTGTTTTGCTGTTTCTCGGAAGCTGGTCAGTAAGTTTCTATCTACCAGTTCATCGAAATAGTCTGCTTTTGGCTTCATGATGGTATTTTCAACGGAAAGTACAGCTTTTTCAGCTTCCAAGTTTTTAATGACTGCTTCTTTTTCTTTCAGTTGATTACCAGCCATAAGGAGTAAGTCTGCTAAGGCTTGTTTGTTGTGTGTGATATTATAGGCTACTTGGTCGGTCATATAAGCGCCATGCTTACGAATAGAGGGCAGAACCTCGCTAGTGACCCAATCAGCAAATTTCTCTGCTTCTGGTTTGCGAGATTGAAAAACAAGCTTATAGAAATTCGCTTCGTTGATGAAGTTGGCTTGTTGAGTTCGTCCTAGACTGTCGATGATGTCACTAGTAGTGACGCCATCTTTATTTAATCTTTCAATCGTTTTACGAGGATTGCTTAAATCTAGAATTTGGCAACAATCATTAAGATTAAAATAAATCTGGTTATTGATAGTTGCCGTCCGCACTTCTCCGAATTGTTCATTTTTAAAAATTTGTAGTTCCATTTTTTATGCTCCTAGTTAAAAATTTTACTTCCTAAGATTTCTGCTTTATCTGTTGAGTTCATCAAAATAAAAGCAATTTCATCTAGTGTTGCATGAAGTAAACCGAATTGTTCATTAAAAGTATCAAAGAACTTTTTAGACATCTCTTTAAAAGCTGTCTCATCCTTAAGCTGAACCCAAGCCAAGGTTTCTGTCATATTGGTTGCCATTTCGACCATTCTTCGAATATCTGCAAGTTCGTAGCCTAGATGAGTCAATTGTTCTTCTGTTAATTCAATTTTTGCCATAATAAAAACACTCCTTCGTGTATCTTGAAAAGAGCGTCTCAGCATGATATAATATTTCATGCAGAAACACTTCTGTGGTGATAACGTATGACCCTATTCTTGGCGGGAGCAGGTCGTACGTTATTTTGTTATCTCATCATAAATCTTTTGAATTCCATCTCGAATGACCGCAGATTTTTTTCTGTTGGTCTTTTTTTCGATGTATTCGAGCTGCTCAACAGTCTCTCTATCTACTCTAGCACGAATGACGGTATCTTTATTTGATTTTTGACTATCAGCCATTTGTCATCACCTCCTGATTTGTGGCTACATTGTCAAGAGGTTTTTTGAAAAAAATTAAAAATAAGAAAAGCACTTAGATTTCTCTAGGTGCTTTTATAATTAGCTAAATAATACTTCTTTATCAACCAATTCGTCATCTGTATAATCGATTGTAAAAGTATCTCGTTCTAAGATAGACTTAGGTGGATTTGAATGGAAAAGTGGAATACTGTGAACTCTATACTCTTTCCCCCCTATTTTTACAAACTGATTAACTCTCAATTCAGAAAGGTCAGGGTTTTCAACAGTAATCGAAACAAGACGATTTGCTACTTTAAAAACATCAATTATCTTATTTTTCATGTTTTTTCAACTCCTTTAGTTCTTGTTTATAAAATTCTAAAGCCATCCTTGTCTGTCTCTGCTCAGATTTTGGAATATCAAATTTCGATGCCACGGAGATTAAATACTCTTGAGCTTCTATTTCTGCTAACAATTGACTCTCTCGACTATCTGTAATCAAGCCATCTTTAAATTGTTTAGCATGAAATAGTTCCTCTAATATTTCTGATATCAGAGGCTTTTTTTGTAAAACAATCATGTCATAATCCAAGCAACAGGCATCCACTCCTCGATTTTTCAAGTAGGAAGCTGCTTGGTCATCTTGCCATACAAAACCACCTGAATCTTTAAAATCTCTTAGTAGTTCTTTTTGTTTAGTGATATTAACCGGTCGACGCTTATCAGGATCTTTATTTCTATCCATACCCTGATTATACACCTTTTTCCCATCTTTCGCAACATACTTGCTATACCACTCTTTATACGTCATATCAGCAGGTACTAGCTCGGTCTTACCTGTTTCTGGATTCCTTGCTCTGCGCTTCAGCTTGCTGTAGTCTGCGTCCTCGTCGTATGCGACAGTAGTAGACCTACACCAAGGGTGCATAGGCGGACAATTGACGCCAGGGGTAGCCTTATCCCTATCATAGACCTTATTATCGTGCTCTTGGCAGATATGTGATGTACGCTTGTCTAAGACGGCCACAAAGATATACTTCTCTATGTCTGCTTCTTCATAGCTGAGTAGTTCCATCTGGTTATGAAAAAAGGCTGATTCCGTCCGAACCAAACGCCTTGCATCATTCTGACCTACATTGAACCGCTCAGCAATTGCTTGTGCAGTTTCTCGTGTATCTCGACCTGTCATGAGGCTCATGAGTAGTTCATCTTTTATGCTAGAAGTAAGCTTCCCTGTATTCTTCCAGATGTCTGTAGAGTAGGTGCTTCCGTCACCTATCCAACTAAAAGACTGTAGATGTTTTATCTCGCTCTCAGGAAGCCCAGAAAAGTCATATGCCAGCCCTGTCTGCTGTTGCAGGTCAAAGGTAGCCTTGTAATAACTATCCTTCATCAAGTCGCTATAAAAGGCATCTGAGCCTGTCTTCTCCGAATGATAGATAGATTCACGCATACGGTCTAAATCGTCACTCAAACGCTCTAGGCGCTTCATACGAAAAGAATAAGCTGGACTATCTAAGTCAGCCAGCAACCTTTGGATGTTCGGGTCATTCGGTCTCGCTTCAAGCACCTTACGAAGTTCATTCAAGTCTTTCTTGTCTTTCATGTTCTTCAAGACTTGTCTAGCATCTACCTGACTTAAACCATAATCCCGTTGAAACTTATCGAAAATCTTATTTATTTCCTTATCTAGGTAAGCCTTAGCTTCTTGATAAACCTTATCGAACTCGTCTGCCTGCTTTTCGGCCTTGTCCATCTGCTGGTAAATCAGATTGGCTTTCCTCTTCGCCCAATACTCCTGATTCTTCATCTGCTACCTCATCTTCGGGTTTCGTGTTGTCTTGGTTAAACATCGGCATATCTTCCATGTTCTTCTTTTTTTCTTCTTCCAAGGCTTCCAGCTCAGCGTCAGGATCTTCCACAAACGGCAAGAGAGAAATAAGTTGTCTATTGGTCACTTTACCTTCAAGATTGTTCACAATCTGAGAGATTTCCAGTAAGTTCTTAGGCAATCCACGGCTAAATTGTGGAACGATTGAATGAGACTCTAAAGCAATCTGTTTCATACCTAAGTAATGAGCGAAAATCGCAATACGCTGGCGCAATCCACGCTTGTAATTCGCTTCCTTGGTCTTGGTAATCATCTCAAGGCCCATCAGCTTGAATTCCATGGCTACGCCTGACGTATTGCCTGCGAAGTTCTCATCAGTCAGGTTAGGAACATGGCTGAATGTGTAGATATCCTCTTTCAGAGCCGTACGCAAGATTTCCGTAGCGCTTTCGTCCAGCGTATTCTTCAAGAACTCAGCTCGTGCACTATCGCCCGGCAATTCCAAAAGACCCTCTTCAGAAAGAATCTTCATCGCTACCTTAGCATCTTCTGGCGTGTCTGCTAACTGCGTACCATACAAGACAAGGATAGACTCTACTGCCTGTTCCTTGTCATTGACACGGTTACCCATCAAGGAATTATAGGCATCAATCAAGCTAATCTGTTGCTCGTAATCGCCAATCGCAAAGTGATTGTTGCGATACTCGATAATCGGAATCTGTCCAAGGTTGTGAGGTTCTACTTGCTCATTCTGAGTTGTTCCTGAATCTGTACTTCTCAGTACCATGTGATAATGCAGATTCTCAGTAAAGACCTCTGCCTGGTACTTAGTAGTGTCTTTCGTATCGTCCTTCACTTGATAGTAGTAGACAGCGAACAAAGGCTTCCGCTCAATGCTATCATCGTAGACCATGAAGGTATTCTCTGGATCAATACTAGTTGAGTCCAACTCAGTCAATCCCTCTTTAGCATAGATGTACTCATAAGCACGCCCATAGATAGCCATGTTCAAAGCATTCTGCGCATCTACTTGGTCAATCTCAGCGCCATCAAAAGCTGTCAGTAGTGCATCAATATCACCTTCAGCAGTGTTGTTGTACTTGATAGGATTGCCCATAAAATAGCCTGTAGCCGTGTCTGCGATGTCCTTGGCATGATTGGCTACCGTCTTGTAATTCGGTGCGTTCACGTTGCGTCTCGTGTGTTTTAAGATAGCATGCTCACCCAAGTAGTAGCTTTTAAGTTTCTTCAAACGTGAGCCTTCAGTGCTATGTTTCGTTATCAATTTGTAAATCAGGTCTTTCTTCAAAGAACCCTCATCATATCCATCCCGTGGATAGGTTAAATATTGGTACATGTCTTTCCTCTCTATAGGCCATAATCAGAACGTCTGCGGACGGTTGCTTTCCCACCCTCGATACATTGAAGGCTGTAACGTAAAGCGTCCATCAAGTGGTTGTTTTTATCTTCTGGTTTATTCAACCAATTACCTTCTTTGTCTTGTTGATAACAATAGCTATAAAATTCATCCATGATGTTTTTACAATCCGGATGCACATAAATAGCGTATCCTTGCAACTTGGATACGCCAGCCATAATACTATCCTTACCTTTACGACTCTCTTTAATTCGAGTTATACCATGTTCTGACCTCAATTCCTCAATCAATCGTAATTCAGCGCTATCAGCAATGATCCGTGAGCGATGATACCCTTTATCTTTTATCATCTTAGCGACTTCTTTGGTTATCAATCCGACTTTATACGCCTCATCAAAGACATAAATCTCTTTCGTTGTATCGTTTATGAGCGAACAACACAAAGCGGTTGGATCGTGAGTAAAACCGAAGTCAAGACCGATACATAACTTATTAGCTGAATCTTGTAGTAGTTCATCCTTATCGAAATCCTTGACAGTCACGTTTTCATAGATTAAACCTTCAGCAACTCCCCATTCGCCATCACAAACGATTCTAGCCCGTCTTGGATTCGTATGATACAAATCCTCATAGCGTTTGATATCGACTTCATCCAGCCACTCGTTGCATTTATAAGTAGTCGTAGTAGCGAATGTGTCAGCCCGTCTCGTCTCTTCATCAAAGAACACACGCTTGAGCCAGTGTCGCTCATTCCACGGGTTAAATGTGACTGTGATTTGTTTAAAGAAATCAGGTACATCTAAGCTACCACGGATTGACTCAACTACTGTACTAAATTTATCTTCAGTCTCAATTTGATATGCTTCCTCAAACCATGCCCAACAAAGACTACCAACATCGACCGTGATAGATGTGATTTTTAGTTCATCATCCAGACCACGGAACAGTATTTTTTGACCAGTCGCTTTTATAGTTATTTCAGGCAAAGACTCGTTGAATTTAAACAAATGAGTCACGCCCAACACATTACACGCCCATTTAAAATCTGTATAGGTAGATTGCTTGTTCGTATTCGAATATCTACGAATAACAAGTAAGTTAGCCCAGGGATATTTCAAAAGACGGACAACATAATTTAAAGCGGTTGTCTTGGACTTCTTCGAACCACGGGACCCTTTGACTACACGATAAAGATTTCTTGAACGCCAGAACTGTCCGTACCCCCCGCCAACTGTCTTAGGTAGGTCAACAACAATATCGTTCTGTTTAATCTGGTATGTCTGACTCATTCGCAAACACCACCGTTCCAGAAATGTCAGCCTCTACTTTGTCTGTCCAAAGCCTATGCCGTTTTCCTAAAAGTTCGGCTGCCTTGATTCTATCTTTTGCTCCGACGTCAATATCTGTGATCGTTTGACCTAATTCTCCGATACTTATCAAAGTCTGTTCTTGCGTCTCTCCTCGCATTACTGAGGTTAGATAACTAAGGACTTCTTGCTGATCTGCAATTTTCTCAGAATCAAGTTGTTTCAGTCGTTCATCTATATAGCTTTTAATCTTAGGATTCTTTAGTAACTTATGCCCTTCAACGCCTGCAACTCTATCACTAGAAACACGATAACCTGCTTTCTTATAAGCTTCTGTCGCATTACCTGAGATGATGTACTCATCTGCGAATCTCTTTTGTTTTATCGTCAATTCATTCAATTTTCCATCACCTCCATTCAAAAAATCAAAAAAAGCCACACGATGTGCGACCTTTTTAAGACCTCTCACTGCGAATTAAAATCGCAATTGGAACGACAGGACTCGAACCTGTGACGTCTCAATCCCTAAACAGGACTTAATCCGTCTACCATATATCCATTAACCAGCATGAGACTACTGCTTTAAACGAGTGACTTTTGATAACTTATAGTTTATTATCTTGTCCACAAATATTCCTACTTGTATCACTCATGCACGATTGGTTAGACCAATCACTCCTTACATCGCAATCTACTAAGCCATTTTTCAATTAACGAAGACCCCGCTAAAAGTCTAAGCTGCTTTACTCTTTGACTTTACTCTCATCCTTGCGAGACTTGAGTAGGCAATCTAATTGCCGAAGTACACTTTCGTTTGTGACGGGCGATGACTTTTGCTTTTTTTGAGTTTTTTCTATCTTGAATAGCTTTTAAAATATAAAAATCATCTTTTCATCTATCACAGACACGCATCGCCATGTGTTTCATTCTCTTTTGAAGAACAAAATGCACAGCGCCTGCTTGTTATCGATTGTTTTGCGGACAATCGACTCACCTTACATACTTTTGGGAGGCACCCAATTTTTGTAAGATATGGTATTAAGCTCTTGTTGCACCTCGAACCAAATACCTCTTTCCTCTTATAGACTCGTTTCACAGCCAAACTGCCACGTTTGCATTTCCTCAGCACCTTGCCGTTGGAATCTCTCTGCTTTAACTTCGCCTACCTATTCCAAAATTGAAATAGTTAAGATTAAATTGCTTAGATTGACCATTGCTGGCAGGATGTTTGATAGATTTAAAAACATCCTTTTCCTGAGTTACCACAGATTATCTAGGCTAAGCCCTAAAAATGCAAGACGACTACTACCTTGCGTGTGTACAATCTTTTTGATTTTCTATTTTTATTTTTTGTAGTCATTAACGGCGATGTTCGGAATCGAACCGAAAAGTTTGAAAATACATTGGAGAGAAAATCACTTTACGCCTGTCACCGCCATGTGAGGCCGAAGCCTCGGAAATAAAATGAAAAATATAAAGGAGACGTCAAATAACCTATCACTTGACAATACTATTCTACCATGTAAAATAAGCCATTTCCTAGCAATTTACTTGCAAATATCTCCCAAAAATTTACGAAAGACAATCAACTTACCTTTTCGATAGGCTTCCGCAAATTCCAAAGCACCTCTACTAAGCATGCGATAGAACTCACTCTCAGAATATCCTAAGTCCATATAGATAGCCTTGTCTGATAATTGGATTTTCATATCCATGTACTTCTTTGCAATTACCTGCCGAACATATGGATCCATAATGCAGTTTACTGCTCTCTCAATCTCCAGAACTTCTGCTTCTGCATCCACATGCTCGATAACCATATTCTCTGTTGCTGTGTTCTTACCAGTAAATGTCTTTGGTTCAAATGAGTAGGTCGTTGTGATTTTAGGCAAATACTCAGCGCCTGCCATTCGGACATACGAGCGATAACTCTCTAGAACGTCATAGACATTTTTCTTGGTGAATTGCACGTCAACCTTTTTTAATAACCTCACAACATAGCTCCTTTATGATATAATATTTTTATTGGGTATATCACAAAGGAGTCAGCTGTGCTGGCTTTTTTATTTTATTCTTTATTCGTGATCACACTTTCAAATAATTTTCCCATCAAAAACTAGTGTTATTGTACCTGTACCATCTTTGTGTTTAGATACTAAAGCACGACAATCTGAGCCTAATTCAATCCCCTCAATTGTGATACTGCGCTTTATCTTGTCAACATTGATGATTGTTCCCATTAATGTTTTAATTCTCATGCTCCATCTCCTCGATAAGCCAGTCTAGGTTCTTACGCGCTTTCTTCAGATCTTCAAGACCATTTTTCTTTTGGAAACGTAACATATACTTGATTGCGTTGCCCCAAAAGAAAGCAGACGCTCCGGAAAGGTTCCCAACGAAGTTATGCACAACATCAATAGCCTCAAGACCATTTGCACCTTGGTAGTGGCTTGGTTTGTTTACGTTGTCAATTTTTTCAGGTTTCATTGTTTATCCTCCAAAAGCTCTGGTGTTTCAAATCTATTTCCAATAACGTAGCTTTCTTTTAGCGTTTTTGGTTCGAATGGACTTATCCTATCTGGGTCAGCAGCGTTGATGCACTCGACATAAAATCCTAGGCCGTCGTACACTACACCTAACGTATGCCCATTACTCTTCGATGACTCAATGTATTCATAGCTCCCGAATTTTACAACCATTCTAATTCCCTGAATTTCAAGGATATCCCCCTCAAAGATTTCCTTGCCGTTTTTGTCAACCAATCCTGTTGATTGCATGAGTATAATATTTTTGTCCCTAGGATGCAGTTCTATTTCTTGATTTCTATTTCTGTAAATCTCTGCCATGCCGTTCATGGATTTCGTTTCCTTATCCCACATTCTATATTTTGGTATCATCCCAAATCCTCCTTAGATGAATAAACTAGCTAACCATATCAAAAATGCACATGTAATGATTTTTGAAATACTACTTCTTACAGCATACGAATAATCCTCTTCAGATTCTTTTTTGCTAGATAACACAGGCCAGATAAAAGATAGTAGTGCATCCATCCCTAAAGCTTGCCAGACTGTAATTTTACCAACTGGAACAATCGTTGTGATAATTTCATTCCATCCATACTGAACCACAAATGGCGATACAACGATTACAAATACCACCCCAATAATAATTCCTAGTTTTTTCATTTTATAAATCCTCCTCTTTGACAAACGAACCGTCAATCCATTTACCCTTGCGGTCTTTGATTTCTTGATAAGCCAGTTCAAAACACTCTTCAAAATCATAACCTAGCGATTTACTGATTGATTTTAGATATTCAACCGCGAATACTAAATCATAACGAAATATTCCATTGTATCTTCTATCGCTATACGATATAATTGCACAAATGTTTAAATTTAAGCCTCTAAAACATTTCATTACATCTACTTCTTTAACGGGATTTAATCCCTCAAAAATCTTATGCACATCCTCTTTTATCAGCAATGCCAGACCTACAATCACGACTGCACAATCTCCTATGCTGTCCTTAGTCAGCTTCTCATTCTTCTTGAGATAGCCTGCGCATAATTCGCCGAACTCTTCACTAAGTTTTAAAGACTGTTTATCCAGTCGTCCACCGTTTTCAAGGTCACGGTTAATAAACCATTGTTTTACTTTTTCTAGCGTGTTCATAGTAACACCTCATCTCCTAATCTAACCTTGTCATACACGTCCTTCGTAACCACGAACACACCGTAGTCACGAATCGTAAGCGTGTATAGCTTGCCATGTCGTCCTTTCTCGACGACTTTGCCGAATATCTCAGCGCCTTGATTATCCGCCTTATAGACAACCATCGGGCGCTTTTCTTCTATTTTTTTAATATGAATACTCTGCCAAATATTTAATCCAGCAGATAGCAGAATCCAGATTGCTATGAATCGTTTCATTTTGCTCCTTCGTTTCTATAAGTGAAGAAAGATATCACTTGTTTTGGATTTATATAAGCATTACCGACGTGCATTAAATGTCTATTGTTAAACTGGCTAGTTAATCTTTTAACTTCTTCTTCGCCACAATTAAATAATTCAATTTTGCTATTATCGAGCAAATAAATTACAATTTTCATTCTTCCACCTCCTCTTACCACCTCATATATAAATATTTCGTGTCAATATCTTGTTCTAAAATACACTCTCTCAGCGACTTTAAAACCTCCAATGCACCGCTAACTGTTCCCCATCTATTTTCAGGTTCATACTGCACATACTTTTCAGGGTACTGTTCTAATTCAGATATACCGCGTTGGATATTATCTAAAATGTCAGCAATGTTGTACGTAGTGTCTTGGTCAAAATCCCAATCCATAGCAATTCTAAACATCTTCCCGAGATTGTATGTCGGAGAACTATATCTAGGTTCAGCAATACGGATATATTGTCCGTTTTCTATTTTCGCTAAGATTTCCAAATCATAACTCATTACTCCATCTCCTCCATCTTTACTTTATACATTCGATCACCTCGATACTTGCTCTCGAGCTGAGCCTTGCATTTGGCAGCATCACCCTCTTTTTTTGAAAAAGTGGGTTTCATCTACCATGTTGTCAAAATATAGTGTTACTGTGTATGACATTTCTTCTCCTATACTTATTAAAAAATATGTTTATTTCGTGAATACTTTTTACATGGTTACAGGTTACATCACTTTTCAAAAAACATATTTTATAAAAAACAAGAATGCTGTTATATCAACGTTTATAGCACTTGCTATTTTTACTTATTAAATATTTTATATAAATGATGTAACCTTACTAATAGACACCCCGAAACATCAGTAGTATCAAGGGTTTAGGAGGGTTACATCACTTTTTAAAAAAATTTATCAAAAACAGCACTAAAACCCTTGATATAACTGACTTTTCCTGCGGTTACATCAATGATGTAACCTGATGTAACCGAAACACGATTTTTGACCATTTTTTGCCTAAAAGGTTACATCATTTTCACTAAGGTTACATCACTTCTGTTTGTATATTTTTTCTAAAATATGCACGTATTGTCTTCCCTTTAACCTTCTTTATTTTGTATTCCCAATCCTGATTGTTATCCATAATCAACTTGATTTTCCTAGCAATCTTTTCACCTCTCGCGCTATCAATGTCAAAAACATTCTTTAATATCTGTTTGGCAGACACACTCGCTTGAAGCTTCACACCTTCATATATCAGGCCGGACTCATTGCGATAGCTGCCGTCATTGAAATAGAACCATGTGTATTGATGCTGTTGAGTGACTGAGAAGTCTTCCCACTCTTCTGGAACCAGCATTTCAAGATAGTCGTATACCTGTGATTCTGCCTCATCTTTATAAGTGAAGCGCTCCTTATAGACCGCAAGCTCATTTTCGAACTCATCATCAAAGGTAAGTATAAATCCTTTTTTGTAGATAGCCACTGCTTCGCCCCAAAGTTGAAGTACATCATTCTCTGTCATATCAAAAGGTTTTACAAACTGCTGACCTGCATCCACCAGTATGGGCAGAAAGCGCCGTTCACCAGTCTTATCTCCCAGGTACTCAATTTTATTGCTGGTCCTTGCGATCACAAAGTTTTTAGGGAATTTTTCAGCCCTGCGACCGTAGGATCTACGGAAAGAAAGTTCTGTTTTAGTCACGAACGCTTTTAACTCATCAAAAGTAGTCTTTCTGGATGCGACCATCTCATCATCGTTGACAATCAGGGATTTTAGCATAATCTCATAGTTATCTTTATCCATAAAATCTTTAGCTGAATCCGTGTACCAGTCAGCAGCTATCTTTTGCAAGAAGGTGGTCTTACCAGCACCTTGACCACCGACCAAATCGAGCGTGTAGTCAAATTTAACCCAGGGATTAAAAACCTTAGAAACTGCACCAACAAAGAACATAACAGCTATTTTTTGAACGAAGATGCTATCCTCTGCACCCAACCAAGTTTGAAATACCTGGGCAAGTCGTTCTTTATGATCCCATGACTCATAAGCATTTTCCATATATTCCTTAACCGGATTGTAGGTCTTTTCTGCAAAGAACGCTTCAATACCATCCCTTAATGCTCCAGACTTGAAAACTGTCTTGAAGTGATTTTCCAAGTATACACTCAAATAGGATTCAAAGGCAGACGGTAACTGCCCCTTTCTTAACTGAATAGCATCCAGTTTGACATCCTCTACAATTTCGTGTTCTCCAGTAAATTCATTGTGTCTGAGAAAGTCGTTGAGCTTGTTATCGCTCTTCATTGCAAGAAGAACATTTCTGGGACTGTCAGCCACAATAGACTCAATCTCAATCTGTTCACCTTCTTCGTTTAAGATTTTTTTCTTTCTGCGCGAAAATTGCTTGATTGAAATATTCGTAACATCACCTATTATGGCCACCCCCCCTCATGTGTTTCTTGATCATTGATTCGACAGTCCTACTTAATTCTTTGTGACTAAGAGGCTCGACTGAATTGTTATTGGCTGTTTCTGCTAGTTGTAGTATACAGTTCGGTTCTACTGACCTGCTCAAGAGTCCACCGACAAATTTTGCAAGTGTATCATTTCTGCTGCCTTCATCGCCGAAGCCTAGGACAACCATTTCAAATAATTCAGTTGTCCTGTTTCGCTTACCAGCACCTTTACTGATTTGATAGTAGATATTATCCAGGTCGCTACCAGAGTTCTTTTTGTTGTATTCCTTCTTAATGGCCATAACAAGAGCTCGACTAGCAGTAACCATCGTGCCCCCCTCTTTAGATTTTTCTAAGTCCCAGGCATATTCTCCTTTTTGGGTCTTAGATGGAGCAACTAAAACATAGTTGTTTGGATGAGCCTTGATATCGACTCCAGGTAGAAAGCCTATCATCTGGGTCATGGTCACGTCTGAATGCTTAAAGTAAAAGATATGTTTTCCACCACTTGCAGTTCTTGCCTGCAAAGTCGGAGTTATCAAATTCAGATGTTCCCAATTGGCCAAGCTCTCATATCCGTTATGCTTGCCATGTAAGTCAATATCGATTACGAAAAATTTGTCAGTCCGAACAGCAATATTGCTATCCGGATACTGAGTCCAGTAATTTTCAATTTCCTGAGCAGTCATTGGCGGCTTATCTGCGAATTTAATAGCTGGTTGCTTTCCGTTAGGCACTACGGGAATTACAGAAAACCCCGCTTTTTGATATTTGAGAGCATATTCTTTCATTCCCATTTTAGTTACTCCTTAGAACGGCAAATCATCGTCTTGAATATCCATCGGGTTCTCATTCCCGAATGTATCATTCGAACTTTGTTGATTACGGCTTTCCAACATTTGGAAATTGTCAGCCACGACCTCGGTCACATACACACGTTGACCGTCATTATTTTCATAATTACGAGTCTGAATACGGCCTGTCACCCCGATAAGTGAGCCTTTTTTAGCCCAGTTAGCAAGGTTTTCAGCCTGTTGGCGCCACATAACGACATTGATAAAATCAGCCTCACGTTCGCCATTTTGACTCTTAAATGTACGGTTTACTGCAAGAGTAAAAGTCGCAACTGCTACATTTGATGGGGTATAACGCAACTCAGCATCACGAGTCATGCGCCCCACAAGTACAACATTATTGATCATTAGTTTCAGTCTCCTTTAGATGTTTTTAATACGAATTACAAATGCTCTTTTTTCAAATCCAACATCTTCTTTTTCCCAAGTAATTTCATAGCCGGACGAAGAGTACATTGAGACAATATTTTTTCGTACAATACTACGCAAATCAGGATCGATAGCACTCATTTTTCTCCCAAGTTCTGTCAATATACCAGCTTTTGCACTATGAGATGTTTCTAATTCAGGTAAATAAAATCTCCTTAAATTAAATCTACCGTCCGAGTCCCTCTCTGGTGTATGAGCAAGTTTTTTCAAGTGAAAATCGATTATTTCTTCAACTTGTTTTATTTTTTCAGGTATAGTACTTTCATTTCTCATTTTCTTGAATTCTTCTAGATCAATCACTTACTCAATACCTCTTGCTTTCTTCGCATCTGCGATAATCTTCTGAGCTTCCTTCAATCGATCAGCTGGAATGCTTTCAGGTTTATCAACACCCATTTTATCGATGAACCATTTTCCAATTGTTGCAGCAGGACTCCCTGTAGCTTCAGCCATATTTTTGAGTTCTGTCCGAATGGCTTTAGCCTGTGCTCCTGTAATGGTTTTGGCTCCGTTACTTTTAGCTGGAGCATTGGCCGATTGCTCTTGCTTACTATTTGTTTTTTGAGCTGGTTTTTGCGACGTACGGCCTGCTTGGCTATTCTGATTATGATATTCATCCGTATCAGGATCCTTGTTGTCATCAATCATAAAGAGTCCGTTTAGCGCGTATTTACGTGCATAACTTGAAGCTGCCCCTGTAACCTGACTACCATCCATCCCTTTTTTGCTATCATCTTCTCTAGCATATGCTGTAGTCCCAATAGTTTCACCAACCGCATAAAGAGTCGCAGTTGCTTCAACATAGTACCTGTCGCCAATTTGCACAATTCCATCTTGCAAAATCAACACCGCATCATGTTCCTGCAAGATTGGCTTTAGCGCTTCTAAGATGTCCTCAGCGCTCCGATAGCTATACTTCCCAAAACTGTTATACTGTCCTTTCGGAGCAACCAAACTCTGCTGAATGCTCTGTAAAGTGACAAAGATTGAGGATTGTTGTTTTGTTACCATAAATCCCCCTTTTATAAACTTCTCAATAGGTCAAACAAACCAATATTTTTATTCTCACACTCGATTTTTTGAACTTCTCCACCATTTGGATAAGTTAGATCAAATGTAGCCTTAACCCGAACAATCTCCATTCCGTGTACTTTGGCCATTGCTTTTACCGCTGTTTTCTGTTCGAGATAAGAATTGTATGGCATTGTAAGAGCACTTTGAATATTGTCCACAAAAACGGCCTTTGTAGCTAATGAAGAACGATTGTTCTTGAGTTCATTTAAAAACTGTCCGTTTTCTTTGTTACGCATTACAATATAATCACTTGAAAGTTTCATTTTGATTCTCCTTAAAAATAAAATTCAATGACACGCACGTCATGTTGTTGACGGCTGCCTGTTACTCGCCATAAAAGTTGGCGATAATCGTCATAATCTCCATCAGATGGATTAACAGGGTCTAGGACCACAATAGTTTTAAATTTATGCTGAAGGCCATCAACCCCTACACCCAAAACCTGGCTTGTAGCAACCACATTTGTCTGTTCAAGAGAGTCCTTCTTGTCTCCTGTCCAAATACCAATTTCCGGGTGCCGCTCTCTGATAACCTCTACAATCTGCTTGGATTTGCTAACTATCAACATGTCTGTCTTGCTGGCCAGCAGAAGATCCAATTGAAGTAGCATTGGAGTATCTGCATTAACTGCTTTCAACTTTGGAAAGTCAATCTCAAAACCTGTCTGAGTAAGATATCGTTCAAAAGTCTTTCGACCAAATGTCTGTTTGGCCATGGCATATTTACCATTCTTCCCAACGATGTTCAATCTTCTAAATTGTTCTAATTCCTCCGGATTAGCAGTTAGACACCAAATAGGTTCAAAGACAACCTCAAATCCGTTATTTTCTTCGGCTTCTTCAATGGCTTCTACTTCTTCCCAGCGGAAAAAATTTGGCAGATTACTTACATAGCTTTCATAATCTCGGAAGTCATCCCACTCTTGCTTAGAATAGCTGAACTTGGAATATTTCATCTTTCCGTGAGCTAGTTGCCAGTTTTCTTTTTGGTTAGGATCAGCCATCCCAAAAAATGTTTTTTCTAGAGGGTAGAAGTTTTGCCCCTTCTTCCTGATTGGGGTTGCAGATAGTCCAACTGTATAGCCACGTTTGACCTTGCGATAAGCCTTCACGTTGGCATCACTAGACATGTTCTGCCACTCGTCAATAATGAACACATCGCACTCAACAGACTCACCACTTGCAAGTCTGTTCTGCAATCTGCGGTCCGTCATCGTTTCTAATTCAAAATCAGTGTTGTATCCTAGATTTTGATAAGTGCTATTCCATCCGTTCAGGATAGCTAGTCGATTATTGATAACCAGGACCTTTTTTGCTGACTTGTGCTTTGCTATTTCAAAAGCACAGATGGTCTTACCACGCCCCCCATACGCCTCAAGGAAAATCCCAGGGCAATTACGGTCGCTTCGTTTAACTGCTTCAGCTTGCCATTTGCGTAATTCGATTTCCAATGTCTACAATCACCTCCTCGATGTCATTCCGTTGGGCATAAAATAGCCCAAGCCTTGCAGCTGCCCTCACATCGTTGTGGTGACTCTTGTCAAAGGTCCACAGCCCTAAGCTTTTTAATAAATCGTTGGGTATATCTGTCTGATAGCCAGCATTTCTTTGCAGAACCAAATTCGGATAGCATAGCTCAATGGCTGCAATAGTTTCTACAACTGAGTTGTCCCTGGAATAATCATTGTCCCTAACTTCGAATTTTTCAACGACCACTATGTCGAACTCAAGACTGCGACCAATCTCTTTGAACCAGGCTTTAAAGTTCTGAGCGCCATAGGATACTACCCAATAGTCAACAAGCTTTGCATTGTTCAAAAGTACAATCCCTGTTGTACTAGTTTCAATTTTATTACTGCTTGGATCAATAGCTAAAATTTTCATCAAACACCAACTTTCTCAGTCAGCACTCCTGGATAAAGGGCAGTGTTAAACCAATTTTGTTTATTCACCTTTGCAAAGGCAAATAGCAATTTAACTTCTTTTGCTTGTTTTTCGAATTTTCGAATATCTTCTTCCGATTCAAAGATAGGTTTTTCCTTATATTTAGCGACTGTTACCAGCTTGTACTCTGGAGTAAATACCGGCTTTTCATTTCCTTGATCAAGATTTGTTTCATCTACTTTTACAAAGCGAATTGCAACATCAAATAGAAAACCTTCAGTAACAAGTACTTCAATCGATTCTTGTCCAATCACAACTGCTAGTGAATCTGTTACTCGTGTTTTGTTCATCAATTCCATTACTTAATCACCAACTTTTCTGTCCGGACAAGTTCCGCGCCTTTAATTTTCTTACCAGCCTTCAGCAACTCTTTAAGTGTTTTTTTGTCCGGTGCAAGCGTCACTTTTTTTGTAAAATATTTTTTCGGAAGGTCGTCTTCGTTGACCTTGACTGATTCTGGATTCTTAGAAACTTTTATAGTAAGAGCACCGCTCTTAACTTCGGTTTGCCCTGTGACATTCATAGCTGCCATAATGTTATCCTTGACACAATCCAGCTTTTTCTGTGCCGTCTGTTTCTTCGCTTTGAAGCTCTCTTCCTCAGCCTTGTACATGGCCACGTCGGCTTCTAGATTCTTGATAACATGGGCATATCCTTCCGCTTTCTGTTCGAATTGTTCTTGCCAATCGATAGCCTCAAGCGTGTCCGTTTTTGTTTCGTCATCAATATCCATTTGATAAATTGTCAGAAACTGACCTGTCAGTTCGTATAAACTAGCCATCTTTTTCTACCTCTCTGATTTTGTTTGTAAGTTTTGTTAGTCCAATACCTGATTTAGTTAAATCAGCGTTGGACGTGAATAGATGATTTTGATTCATTCTAGCAATTTCGTTTTTAGATAAACATGCCAGGTTTGAAATATCATAGTTTGTTTTATCACCGTCCAGGAAAACAATTGAGTATCCTTTTGGTATCGGCCCGTGATGGTCCTCCCAGACTTTACGATGTTTCAAAACCCATTGATTAGGCTCCCCGATTTTTTCTTTTGGATAACCGTCTGTTGTGTAGTTGATAGTGCCGACAGGTACATAATTCGGAGGTCTATTTCCCTTTTTGAACTGCCCGCTGTTTTTGGGCATATTGGGGTACTTCTTTCCCTTATTGTGGGGAGTCTGACCTTTCTCAAATCTTCCCGTTAAACCACTATGTAGATTATTCCTTCTCCGATAATTCCTAATCTGTTTCTCAGTCAGTGATAATCCGAATTTTCGGTTCATTTCATTTGCGACATCACGAGAAATCTTATTTTTTTGGATCGATACAAGGTAATCGTGTTGTTCTTTTGTCAATAATTTACCTTGATAGATTTTTCCAACCGGTAATCCAAGGCGTTCGCGTACGCCACCTATTTGAGCCTTGGTATAGTTTGTCCCAAATTTCTCATTTAGTAACCTAGTTACTTCGGGAGTTAATCGACCAGGGCATATTTCATGCATGTACTCCGTGTACTCATCCTTCCAGCAAAGCGATCGGGGCATTGACTTCACCTACCTTGTCTTTGAACTTCTCGGCATCCAAGGCCAATTGACCTGCTTGTAAGATTTGACCTGAGATAGCGACCATTTGTTTCGAGCGCTGCAATTCCACTTTTAATTCATCATCAGTAAGATCTCTATCGTCCAACGTTTCTAGTTGGGCAAAAAGAGTATTGGTTAAATCTGTCAATTTATTTCGAACCAT